AGCTAATTCACCGCGCAGTTTAAAAGTATAAAATACATCGTTGTTTGGTGTTTGTTCTAAATTAGGCAAAGTAAAAACGCCACCAATATTAGATATTAACGTAAACGTTTGAACATATACATTATTTTTATATACGTCTAACCAACAATTTGACAATAAAGGCAAAGAACCATTATAAGTTATTTGTAATTTGTGTGAAACTGTTCCGTATGTTTGTGGACTTGTTCCCCCAAGTTGTGGTGTTACATAAATTGTGTTAAAAGTATTGTTTGTTGTATTAAATGAAGTATAAGGGCTTGGAACAGGTGTTGTTGCAGCAGGTGTTGAACTTGGAAAAGTTTCAACTATTGATGAACCTGTTACAGTAAAAGTAACGTTTGCTGGTTGTGTAATAAAATTAAACTTTTCTTTATTCTTATAATATAAAAATGCTTTTCTAAACATATCTGAAGTTAGAAAAATTCCGTCAAAAGTTATTCCGTATTCCGTTTCTATTAAATCAAAAATACTTGCAACACGAACGGCAGGAAACAATTCTTGATATTCTATTTTTCCTGCAGTATTGCCTATGTTATCTGAATTATTTGTTGGATATAAAAACCATTCAGGACAATTGTCTTGTGGAATAGGAACACTACCAGCAAATTGCCAAATTCTTTTTGAAGTTATTAACGGATAACGTACGTTGTAATCAGTTACTGAACTATCAATTGTTACTCTGTTATATACTTCCGCGTTTGTATAATTATGGTTTATACTTGTGTGGTCTAATTTACTTAATTTGTCTTCGTTAAAATAATCTTTTAAAGAAACACCTGCTCCGTAAAATGTTACTGAATAACTATCTGGCTTTCCGTTTTTTAGGTTCGTCTTTTCGAGCTGAATTTTACCACGTCTAAATAAAATAGTGTCAACTTCTATATATGCGTTGTAACGTTTTTGATAGTCAATAGTTGCATCAACATCGTTTTGGTAAAAGTGCTGAAATATTGCATTGTTTGTAGGTGAACAAGGAATTGTAAAACCTTGTGAATAGTCAGTAAAGATTTTACTTATATCCGATATGTTTTGAATAGTCGAACTTACGGTTATTTTTTCATCGTTGAATAATTCTAAACGTGCAAATTCTAACTCCGTTTGCGCTAAAGCTGTTTCTATAAATATTGCTACTTGACGTTTCATTAAATAACTGAATTAATAACATCAAAAGCAAACTCAAACTCTAAACTATAATTTATTTGTTTCGTGTTTATATGCTTAAATAACTCGGTGCTTTTACTATTAATCTTTGCAGGCAAATAAAAATCTTGCGATATAAGTATACGTTCGCTTAACATTATTTGTTTTAAAGTTTCGTTCCAAGTTTCATCTACCCAACCTGTATTTACTTTAATACTTTTTTTGCCGTTAGCGTTAAATACTTTTCTTTGTCCTTCATAACTACTATAATTAAAACTATTTGTTTGTAGTAAATTATATTCCGTGTTTTCAACGCTAAACGTGTCGTTACTTGCCTTAAAAAAATATTCTGTTTGCCAAGCTCCATACCTATTTACAAAGTCAAGTCTAACAGGTGTATATTTACATTCGTCTTGTGGGTAAAAAAAATAATTTACTTGAACTGCTAAAGCTGCGTTTAAAATTTCTAATTTGTTTCCTACTGCTAAATTTGCGTTTAATACTCTTGCTATGTCATAAGTTCCACTTGATATTGCTACACTTGTAACCGTAGGGCTTGGATGAAAACTTGTATATTTTGCAGTAAAACTTGCGCCTGTAATTGCTCTTATTTGTCCTGCATATCCGTGACCTTCCCAATAATAATAAGTACCACCTTGAAGTCCGTAGTTTCCTGCATCAAAATTGGAACCTTCTTCGTAATACGTGTAACCGTCAAATGCTTTGTAATCAGTTGTGTTTAAAAGCGTATAAGTTGCTCCTACTAATTTATAACGTTTTACCCTAACGTTTACACGTTCTGTTGTTGGGTTTGTTAAACTTGTTGTAGGTTCACTTGGTGTTGCAAAACGTATGTATTCACGAATGTATGGTGATATGTCGTAAAGTGTTGTAACATCGTTTGACGCTGGTATTAATTTACTTAAGGTGTATTGTGGACTTCCTGTAAAAGAAGCATTTGCTAAAAACAATTCTATTTTTGAACCGTTTTGTCCTGTTTCTGCAATACTAATTAAATACGGACTTCGTGCAAATATATTAGCCATTATTTCTTTTCGTTTTTAAATTGTGTTTCTTTAAATAAATTCATTGCATCAAGTCCAAACTTTTCTACAAGTTCTTCAGGCAGTCTTTTAAATGCAGCTTCAAATGGTTTGGTAAAAAATAAGCTTGGTTTAATTCCTTGTGCAAATATTCTTTTCTGTAACCAAAAACCCAAAGTCTTATAACCGCCTTTTGCAAATGTTCCGTCTGCATTTCTAAATCTTATATTCTTTTTTTGCGCCCATTTACTTAACGGTTCAACAGGTGGCATTTTACTTTTAAAACTAAACGGACTATTCGGAGCTTTTTGTTTTCCGTTTTTTACTAAACTTGGGTTTTTACCCTTAACTCCTTTGTCTTGAAATTGTCCGTATTGATTCATTTCAAAGTCCATACTGAAACTATTCGGCATTGCCTTAACATTTCCCTTTAAACTTTCGTAAAGTCCTTTAGAAACGTTCTTTTGACTTCGTGTTAAATTTTTACGTGCTTCTTTAATAACGTAATCACGAAACCTTTCAAGTTCTTTTTGTACTTCCGATTGTTTCATCTTAACAAATTGTCATTTCGTTCGGTGTTACTACGTCAAAAGTCATTGTCCAACCTGCCATATAATTTTCAAAACGTTCTGTAAATGGCTCTAAATTTGCAGTTCCTTCAACCATAAATAAATCGTATGCTAAACTTCCGTGTTTTATTATTTCATACGCCCTGTTTAATACTGCGTGTTGTGTATTTAGTACGTCTATTTCGTTGTCGTTACCTAAAAAAATATTTGTTGTTGCGTTCTTGGACAAATCAACTACGTCCATTGCTATTAAACTAATATTCCAAGTTGTTGTGCTTGAATCCAAAGTGCAGTTATTAACCATAATATGCAACAAAGGAAATATTGTTTGTTTGCTTAAATCAACTTTAAATATGTCGCCTTGTGTTACCGTGTTTACAATAACGTCTGCGTCAAAGTGTGTTTTTAGTTTGTCTAATAAGTTGTAATAACCTGTCATTTTCGTAATTTATTTAATTGGCGTTGTTCAATTTCTTGCTTTTGTTTTTCGAAGGTAAGATAGGTGAGACACATAGTAAGTCTAAAGCTGGTGACTGTGTCAAATCTTGTAAGGTCTCCTTGAGCGAGTGCATAAATTGACTGGTACCAACCCCATTGTTTTCCAAATTGAGCTTGTTCGCTAAACTCGTTTGCACCTTCTTGTTCATCTTTATCTGCCGTTCCAAATAAGTAAGCGTAGCTGTCAATAATTCGCTTCCTAAATTCCAAAAAAAAATACTTGAACTTATTGCTATGTCTACAGGTGTAAACTTCATTAATTCTTGCATTTCGTCCATAGGTTTGTAGTCAACTATCTCATATTTATCTTTGAACTTCATTTTAATTGGTCGGTACATAACAGCCATCGCCTTGTGATAGTCTTCCCACTTTAATAAACTATTTTCCAAGTCTACGTATTCGCCAAAACTTATGTCTTCAAGATTTGTAATAAAACCAAATTCTTGTGTTCCTATTTTAAATGTTGGTTGAAATTTCGGCTTCTGCTCAAACAACTTTGTAAAGTGTGTTATTAATTCGTTTAAACTTGTGAGCTTCATTTTTACAATATCCTTTAATTCTATTCCGCAGAATATTTGAACCATTTTTTGTGCTATAAATTCTTCGTCGTTACTTCCTTCCTGAACCTTTAAAAATTCTTGGTAGCTTTTTAATGGTATTTCGTTTAAAGTTGTTGGTACGTTTATTTCTAACTTCATATATCTATAATTAATTATTTGCTGTTTTGTTGTGTTCGTTTTTTTGTATGTAATCGTAAGCTTGTTTTAGCATATTAATATCTCGGATGTCACGTAAATAAATACGAACCTTTACACCTTTTTTTTGGTAGATGTAAATTTGAACGCATTGCATCATTATTTCTAAATCGTTCATCTTATAAAATATTGTCCGTGTGTATTGTTTAACCCTAAAGTTTCCATTTCGTGGTATCTAACAGCGTCTATTGCGTGGTCGTTTTTACCTTGCGGTTTGTTTAATGTTTTACCAGACTTGTCAGCATCCCAACAATACGCCCTTAACTCTTTAATAAGGTTTGTGCTTTGTGAAGTAACTAAATAATTTTGTGACTGCATTATTTGTATTCCGTAGTTTACACTATCGGCGCCCTTTGTTACTCCTTTAATTTGTTGTCCTGTTCTTCGTATTTCTTCAATGCTTTTTGGTTCGCTACTATCCGCGTATGCTATTACGTGTTTTTGTAGTTTCTTTGCTATGTCGTTATTTAATAAACTTGTTTGGTAACATATTTCGTTTAGTATTCTTTGCCCGTTGTAATTGTAAACTTCTACTATGCTTGTCGGGTCGTTTGAATACCCAAAGTCTAAACCGTAACCAAGTAAACGTGCTTCAGGCGGTATCGTGTCAATTAGTTTGTAGTTTGAAAATATAACTCCTTCTAACATTCCAACAAGTCCTTCGCCATATACCCGCCACCAATTAGCCCAATAACTGCTTGTCGTGGCTTTTAAGCGGTTCTTTTCTATTTCCGCTACTATTCGTTCGTCAAGTGCTTCGTTGTCCTTGTACGTTAAAATTAAAAAGTCTGTGTCGGGTTCGTCTTTTAGTTCCGTATGAACCCAAAATTCGTTCGCTGGGTTAAAGTCTAAATATATTCGTTTTTTTGTACGTATTGCAAGTTCGTTGTAACTTTCAAATGTTACATTGTTACATTCGTTAATGTAAAGAATATCACGTCTTGCACCCCTTAATTTTGAGCTATCGTCTGCGCTAAAAAATTCAATGTAAGAACCGTTTGCAAATTCGTAACGTAATAAAGATTTGTTAAACTTGTCTTCAAAGAAACGGTTTGTCCATTTCATTATTTTAAGAAAATCCTTTAACGCTCCACGTCTTAAATGCGGAATACTTTCGGCAACTATACTTATTTCTAAATTAGAAGTTCTTGTTGCTTTGTCTATTAAAATTGGTATTATTGAAAATGTCTTTCCCGCACTTGTGCCACCCTGAATAATTGAAATTCTTTTTTTTAATTTAAGTATTTTTTTTATTGCAGTAGTTACTTTAAACATATTTAATTTTAATTACTCCTTTCTTTAATCTACGATAAAAAGTAGTTTTTCCAATTTGTAAATGTGATATTAATAAATTAATTGAGTCAAAATTGTTTCCATTAAAAGAAACTTTTTTAGTTGATGTTGATTGCGAATTTTTTAACCCTTTATTCCAAGGCGTAAGTCCTTTTTTAAATGCAGTGCTATTTCCTTCTTCACCTACAATATTACATAAATTTTCAAGCCCTAATTTTACTATGCACTTACGTTCTATATTTAATGCTTTTTCTTTACTAATTCCGTTAACAATTATTTGAAATCGAAACCCGTTATTTTTCCAAACATATTGCTTCCATTTTTTATTGCGTTTAGAACCCCCATCAAATACCCTATCGTTTTTGCCAATACCAACATAAAAACATAACCCTGTAAATATATTGTTGTGTGTATATACGTAATAATTATTCATTTTTAGTTAATTCATCTAAATTAAATAAAGGTTGTTCGATATTAGTTTGTTCTATTTGTTGAACAGGCGCACCGTAGCCACTATCCATTAGTGCTTTGTATGCTGAAACATCGCCGTCGCGCATTTTCTTAACCATTGCTAAAGTTCCCAAGTCTTCTTGCGACAAAGTTTCTTCAACGCCTGTTATTGGGTTCTTTGCCTTTTGTGTAGTTTCTAACCAAAGACGTGCTATTGTACTGCGGTTTCTACTTCCTTTCGGACGTCCGTTTTTTTCGGGTTGGTATTCCGCACTAAACTTTTTTAAATTTTCTTCGTTTGGCATTTTCTCGTTTTATTCACGTTAATTAGAGCGCAAGGGTCGGATTCGAACCGCCTATTTCAATGCAGGTTGCATCGTGTTTATCCTTATTAACTTCTTGCGCATTTTTTGGGTATGGTTTACTTAATGACTTACATAAAGGTATTAAAGTTTTGTCTAAAGGGTAAATATATTTATATTTTCCACTTGCTTTTCGTTTTTCTACTATTTTTTTTATATTAGGTTTTATTGATTTTGAATGTCTCCATTCATTATTTACAAAATATTGTGTATCTGAAGATTTTATATCTTTAATAAAAAACCAATTTGTAGCTTGATAAATAATACCTACGTGTTCTTGTCCTTTATCTGCAAAACTTACAATTAATTTTACAAGTGGATTATTTTTTTTTATTAATTTTAATGCTATTGAAATAACTTTACTTGTTGAAGATTGTTTTCCATTTAACGCAACTCTAATTAATTCAATTACTTCTCCCGAATTTAAACCAAAAGGCGAATGTATATTAGGGCTTGCTCCCAAACCAAAGCAAATAACTCCGCACCATTGATTTTGTTCATTAAATACTGAAAAAGCACTATCGTATGCTCTTGGTGCTATTTTTTTTGCATAATGAAAATTCATTAAAGCATAATTAATAGCTTTTTTTGAAGCAATTTCTAATTTCATATTTCCCCTGCTGAAACACTAAAATAAGCGCCCGAATAATTCCTATCTAAAATTTCTTGTATTTCTATTTCTGCTTTTTGTAATTGTTCTGGACTTGTAAAAGTTATTTTCATTGACGCAGGTTTATTTTTTTCTTCGCCTATTAAATCTTCGTAACTTGGTTCGTCCATAAATACAGGTAAACTTAAACCCCAATTTTCTAACTTGTCGGTATTCCATTCATTAGCTAAAATATCCCAATCCCATTCTCCAAAACCTACGTTGTCTTTGACTATGAATTCGTCTTTTTGTTGCTGGGTTAAATCTTTCGCCTGTACAATATAAACTTCTTTTAACCCTGCTTCAATACAAGCTTTGTGTCGCATATTTCCACCCAAAATAATATTGTTTTCATCTACAACTATTGGCCGTAGTTCTAACATTTGCGGGAACCCCTTAATTGAATTAACTAACTTTTTAAACTTGTCGTCTTTTATTAAACGTGGGTTTTTTGGGTTCGTCTTTATGCTGTTAATCTTTACTTTGTCTACTTTCATATTAATTGACCTATGTTGCCTAATTCGTTTACTACATCTTTATTATTGTCGTAGTGTTTTGATATTCCAAGTTCTTTAATCTTTTCTATTTTTGCTTTGTTGCTTCCTGTTGCGTAAACTCTACTAGCAGGAATATTAAGTTCGTTTGCTCTTGGTAACATTTCATCTTTGTTATCTCTTGCTGAAATAATATAAATCGTGTTTCCATCGCTTAACTTCTTTGCTAAATCAAAACCCTTTTTTGTTGATAGTGTGCCGTCATAGTCAAAACTTATTTTCTCCTTTGCTAATTTTGTATTATAAGCATCTTGACAAATTGCAGAACGTTGATTAATATCGTACTCGTTTATCATAACGTGGTCTAACATACATCGTTTAACAAAGTCGCTTTTTGTTTCGTCTTTACTTGGTTTCGGTATCGGCATTTTCTTCTGTTTGTTCTGGACTGTATTCGTTATAAATTACTCGCAGCTTACTTACTAAATCACGTAAACAACTTGAACAGGTGCTGAACGTTAATTTTTGGTTTAATACACGGTTGTTTATTGCTATTAGACTTGTTTGTTCATCGCTTGTTAGTGTGTTCGTGTTTTGCTTAAAATAAGTGTCTAACGTGTTAAACTCGTCTTCTGTTAAACACAAAGGTTTTGCATACGGAAATAGTTTGTTTAACTTTTCTTTTCTCTCGTCACATCCGCAGTCTTCACCTGCAATAAATTTAACAAGTTTATCAATTCCTGTTGCTTCTGTAATTTTTGCGATTGTATCGCCTAATCCTTTACTTTTCATTTTTTCTTTTTTATTAGTTCGTAATCTTTATTTATAAAATCTTGGTAGTCTTCACCTACATTATTTTTAATTCGTTTTTTACAAGTTTTAACCGTGTTAAATATACTTGTTACACTTATGTTTGTTTCTGCACTTATTTGTCTTAAACTTTTATTCGTGTTTTTGTATAACTCAAATAATTGTTTGTCGTACCAATGCCAGCTATCACATTCTAAATCTACGTTATTCAGCAAGTCGTTGTAAGCTTCGTTTTCTTCTGTGTTGTTTTCTTCTGCTAAATTATATACATCATCTAAAGGTATAAATTTAATTTTGTTGTTTTTGTTCACGTGCTGAAGGAAAGTATTTTTTAAAGCTAACCACATATAACCTTTACTTATGTTTCCGTCTTTGAATAGTTTTTCTTCGCTGCTCCACTTCATTAACATTATGTAAGTCTCTTGGACTATGTCTTCGGCAAAAAAGTATTCGCCAAATTGATTAACCATTTTAACCCATTCGTTATGATGTTTTGCAACTTTAGTTAACCATTCCAATTTTTCATTGTTTAGATATTAAGCAAATGTATGATTAATTTTTCAACAATAAACAAACGAATTTATTAACAATTAGTTGTGTACAACAAAAAAAGCGCAAACAATTAAGTCTGCGCCTACGTTTTTAACCTTAAAAATTTTATCTATTTACGAAGTAATCTATTTTTTTAAGCGTTGAAAGTGAAACGTCTTTGCCTTGTAGAAAATTTGTAAGCTGGAAAAAATGAAATTTGTTTCCTTTGTCCTGTATTTCTTTTACTATGCTGTTTCGTTTTTTAAAAGCTAAAATCTTTTTCAATTCCTTGCGTAACTGTTCGTCTTGTATGTACATATCAAAACGGTAAATCGTCGTTTACATCCAATGTTTGAATTTGTGGCTCATTATTTTTTATTTGTGGCTCACCTTTTACAAATGGTTCACTAAAACTTGCCGACATAAATTTAACTCCTTTCGCTGAAGTCTTTAACCATAAAGCTACTTCCATATCTTTTCCATTTACGTTTACTTTGCCTTTGTACTCTGGGTGGTTTTCCGCTTTTTTGTTGTCATTCTTAAAAATTGCACCTGTGTTGTTTCTTGTTTCCATTTTTATTTATTTAGATTGTTTGTATTCGTGTTTTAATCGCTCCAAGTAAAGAACAAAGTCCATCGCTTCTTCTTGTGCGTGTGTAAGCCATTCTAACGTGGTTAAATCGGTTCGCTCTAACGTTGTTTGGTATTTCTTTATTCCTGCTTCTGAACGTTCTTTAAATCGCGCCATAACGCTTAAAACGTTTTTGTCTTGTATTTGTATGTTCATATTGCCCAAGTTATAAATTTAACAAACCCCACTATTGCAAAAGTGTACACGATTAAAGTTAAAATAATTGCTATTGTTTTTTCTTTCATATTTTTATATTATTATCGTTAATAAATTGTTGTAATTTTTCTCTTACTTCAAACATTGCTTCGTTTCCGTTGTACTTATACTCACTTCTTAACCACTGGTCAAACTCAACCAATGCCGAATAATAATTTACTGCATTATATACAAAATCAAAATCTTGTTTATCTTCGGGCAAATTAAATTCAATGATTGTTTTCATATTGTTTCTATTAAATTGTTAAAATAAATTCTTGCTTCTTCAACCTTGTTTTGTATTTCCCAAATTACAGTTTCATCACGTTCAATTTTAAAAACTTTTACTTTTGTTTGTTCTGGCAAATGGTCAAAGTTATGTTTCTTTTCTACATATTCTCTAATTTCTGCGTCTTCGTCAATTTTAAAATGTTTCCAGTGTTCACGTCTTATTTCGTCTTCAACTATTTCTAAAGGTGTATTTACTAAACAATAACAAAGTAGTGCTTCGGTCTTGCCTGTTAACCACATATAACCCTGTAATTGATAGTAATAATCTTTTGTAGGTATTTCGTCTTCAAAGAACGGAAACGTGTGAGCTTCGTAACTGCATTTTATATCAAGTAAAATTTCATTCGTGTTTACGTCGGGTGTTCCTGTTATCCAATCGTTATTAAAATGTTCTTCGTTCTTAAATATAAACCCTAAACCTAAAACATCGTTTACCAAGCTTATTGCTTCGTCTTCGCATTGTAAACCTTTGTCGGTGTAACGCGAACTAAACTCTTTTTTAATTCCAAATTTTTCTTCTAAAACAAGTTCTTGAATGTAACTCTTTGCTGTTTTGCTTAATGTCTCGGTCTTGGTGCGTGGGGCAGTCATCAACCGCCCCAATGCTGAACAACGTATTTTCATACTTCTAACGTTTTTAATTGTGCAGGTGTCAAACTAAACTTTGTTGTTAGTTCTTCAACTGTATATTCTCCTTTGCTTATTGCGTCAATAGCTTTTTGAAACCTTGCGTTGTCTATTGTAGATTTTTTTGGTTCGTGTTTTACTTGTTCGCCAGAAGCGTCTGTGTCTTTGTCCGTAACTAAACCAAGCATTGAACTTAATGCGTATCTACGCAAGTAAGTTATTGCACTTCCTAAAACTTGGAACTCGTTCATTCCTTTTAAAATTACTCCTTGTGGAATATCAATTTTACTTTCGATACTTTCTGCGCTTTCAACGTGAAATAAACAGGTTGCTATTTGTGTTCCGTTAATTAATTGTGTAAACCCTAATCCGTGTTTTTTTAGTAGCGGGTTAATCACTTCAAAGATTTTCGGTAAGTCTGCATAGGTGTAACCGTAACCTTGTGTTGCTTTGTGAATAACAGGTACTTCTTGTTGGAACGCTGCTAAACTTTTAAATAAATGTTTCATAGTTAAATAATTTAAGTTAATAATATATGCAAATATAAAAAGAATTATTTAATAAACAACTATTTTTTATATTTTTTTTCCTTTATTAATATTTATTAATGAATAAGTTTTTTCTATTACTGCTGTTATGTTAAATTCAGTTGTTTTAGGCATTTTATTATCAGTTATCCAAATTGGGTTAATTTCTCTTAAATCAAAAACAAATATTCCATTAGGGGTTGAATTAATATATAAAGGTATTTCATTGTCTTCAATGTACTTTTTTATAAGTTTATAATATTTACTTTTCTCTATCATTAAATCTGAATAATGTTTTTTTCTGCATTTTAATTCTATTCTTGTATTTGTAGATTTTGAAAAACAATCCCAAGAAGAAAATTTATCTTCGCTTTGTTCAAGGTCTTTCCAATAATTTTGTTTTAAATATTCAAATAAACTTTGTTCGTTCATTTTAGTTTTTGTTTATAGGTTTCTATTAATTCTTTTAGTTCGTCTTTTGTCCATTTTTTTACATCGTGTGCTTTCGCCTGAAGTTCCATTAATCTTTGCGCTCCTATTCGTTTTTCTATACCTATTTGATAGTTCAGTAGGTTACCGCTTAAGTAAGTGTTACAAGCTTCGCATTGCAAGTGTACATTGTCTTCGTTAAACCTTACGTTACTGTGTCCGCCTTGTGAATAGTAGTGTCCTGCATTTTCTTTTTTACAAGGTTTGTTGCAGGATATGCAATTAAGTCCAGCGTCACGAACACGAATAAATTTATTAAACACCTGTTGCGCTATTTTTAAATAGTCGTTTGCAGTTTTTAGGTTTTCAACTAACTTCTTTTTTTTCTTGTTCCATTCTTTTAACTTTTGCGCTTCAACCATTGTTTTTATACATTCGTTTTTTAAACAGAATTTTTGTAAGGTGCTGAACGGTGTAAATTCTTCTTTGCAGTTAAAACATTTTTTAGTTCGTGTTTTCAAAGTTCTGCGTTGTTAAATTCTATTATTTTTTTTAAGTCTTTTACGTCCTGTTTCAACTCTAAATTTATATGCTGTAAATCAAAGTTAATTTGTCTTGTCGCTCTAAATTCTTTTTCTAACTGTTCGTAAACAACCATTGCTTTTTTAATTTCGTGTAAACTTTGCTCCATTGAATTTATTAAATCTGTTCGGTTTGGATGTTTAGTTTTTATGTCTTCAATGCTTACTTGTAATTTTAAACAAGTGTGGTTTAAGTTTATTCTACTGCTCAATAAGTCAAGTTCCATTTTAAAAAAGTTTTAGTTGTTTCATAGTTGTATATCCGTTTAATACTCGTTC